ACCATAGGAAATATGCAAAATAATATAAATTAGCAATTGACCATAGAATTATTATACTGTACATTAGATAAAGCCTCTCGGGAACTTTACCTAAGGTCTTTATCCCCCACAAGGTCCGAATCTCAAGTCAAGCCAAAAGATTATATATTTGTGATGGTCTTTATCTAAAGATAGGATATCTAGAACTTATATCCCCAAAAAAGCCTTTATCTAAGGATTAAAGTCCCCCCACAAGATATAGACCCCCCTAGGAAGATATGTTAGGGAAAAGATATATAATATAGACAAACATACCCTAGACCCCTCCCCTAATTCTGTAATTACCTGTATTTAGGTTACATTCCCCCCACAATTAAGTCCCTTTAAAATTAAAAATAATAGGTTAGAATGGAATGGAGTCCTCGGAATGGAATTCTAACCATATAGTATTCGTTATAAATTTATTACTTGACAGGGCTTTTATAATCAATTATCTTACTGGTTAAGATCTAATCTAAGGCTGCGTTAGCAGACTTTGTGAACGGAGTGAACAATGCTAAATAAACCAGAAGAATTAAAGCCAAAGAAAGAGAAATGGACATACGACCTTGAAGTACAGAAGGTCTTTGAAGCTAATCCCGAGTTAATCGGAAAGTCCATGGTTGAAATTGCCAAATACTTCTTTATCCAAGGTGAATTAAGACAGAGCAATGTCATGGAAGCCATGCGACAGAAATTCATTCACTTTACTAAGTACATGGATGAGGATAATTATGTTAAGGCTGACAAGTTCTGGAAAGAGGTAGATAAGCTGTGAAAAGATCTGAAATGGTTAGAGCCATATCTAAATATAGTTACGAATATACTGGAGAAGATGGAGATTTTGCTGAAGGACTACTTAACCTTATTGAACAAGCAGGAATGCTGCCTCCTGAAAGTATAGAATGTGGATCATGGGTAGACAGTTATGGTAATCTTAGAGGCGAAAATGAATGGGAACCTGAAGAGTGAAATCATATAAGCTACAAATAAAATCTATTGAATGGTTATTTATCCTCATGAGTGACGAGGATTACCGTAAAGCCCATGGGATTGATTCCCAAGGAGTCACTCTTAAACATAAGCAAGAAGTTCATCTAAATAAAAAACATTTTACTAAGAAACTTGTAGGTCATGAACTATTTCATGCTTACCATGCCTCTTGCTGTACTTCTTCAACAGACAATATTGACAGTGAAGATACGGAAGAAATTGGAGCGGAGATAATAGAGTTCCATTTAGACGAAATGGTAATTAATAGAAATAAAATTTATAGAGGACTAGGTGGAAGATAAAAATCAAGTAATAGAGACATTGACAAAAGACTTAGTAACCTTTAGCAATTAAAGGGCATGATTTAATATTAAGATCAGAAATTAGAGGAGACCTTATTGGAGAGGCTCATGAGTTTATGGAAATGTGTAGTACAGTTTATTCAAGATTTGTCATTAGCGATGATCGGGGGAATATTGGCAGTAATAATACTGTATCTTCCGGGGATAATGTTTTGGAAAATAGTAAGGAAAAAGAATGATTCAAAAGATTAAAGCATTTTTAGTTCACTTATGTATTAAATACTTGTATGAAGATCTCTATGATTGGTTTGACACTAGAGAAGCAGAAGAATGTAAAGAACATACAGATAGGCTTTTAAACAAAATTGGAGACTATATTGCTTCAGATGAGCCTGTCTATATTATTTGTAGCAAAACCTTTGGTGAAGATGCTTTTGGAATTCAATTCGGTATGCCAAATGGTGAAAAAGGAACTTATGAAGGTCACATGGAAACTAGTCCAGAAAAAACTTCACACCTATCTATTGTGGAGGATGAATGACTGACCAGTTTAGACATGATCCTAAAACATTAGAAGATGCTAAAAAGCTTTATATGGAATATGAGTCTATTGCAACTATTAGTAAAGCTACTAACTTAAAACACAGTACAATCTCCTACCACGTAAATAAACAAAATGGATGGAGAACTGAGCGTGAGCTTTATAAAGCAGATNTATTGGAAAAGGTAGTTGACTCTAAGAGAGCTTCTTTTGCCAAAATGACTGTAAATGCTATTTCTGTAGTAGAGCGATGTCTAGCTGACATTGCCACTAGAGGAACTCCTCCTACAACTACAGAAGCACAGCGTTGTATGCAAATATTAGAATCACTAGATCGTATTACTCGTCTAGATGATGGAGCACCGACAGAGATTGTTGCTGAAAAGCCTATGGCATTAGAAACAATCCATACTATCGTAGCCTCCGACCCTTTCCATAAACAATTAGATAATGCTAAAGAAGCATTGGAGGCTCCAAATGAACAAGACACTGAATCAAATTAATAAATGTATTATCGCAGTAGCATGTGCTCTTGTCATATTTACGTTTTCTAAACCACTTTTTAAGGATTCTCAGCCTTTTTTAAACGTAAACCCTCAGGACGTTATTAGTTTAGAGAAAAAGATCGTAGGAACAATATCTATGCACTCTCTTACTAATTTTGGTGCCAATGCCTATCTAAATAAATCTATATTTTCAATAGCCATGGGAAAGCTTTCTAAAAGAGGTCCACAAAACCTAGAAATTCCTCTATTAATTGATTCTTATGGAGGTTATTTAGGTCTCATGGGACAAACAGCTAGAGTAATGCAATTTACCAGAATGTTAGGAATTAAATANACATGCTATGTAACTAATGCTTATTCTGCAGCATTTTTTCTACTGGTAACTCAATGTAGTAAACGTATTGTTTTAAGAGGAGCTAAAGTAGGTCAGCATCTAGCCCATATTGGAAATAATATNACTACAGCAGATGCAATACTGGATTCTAGAAAAATGTCTAGAGCAGAAGCAAAAGCCCTTGGCATTGAAGAAGAGAGATGGTACCGAATTACGAGAAAAGTAGGAAAAGATAAAGACTTTAGTGAAAAAGAAATGATTAAATACGGAATTGCAACAGAGATATATGAGCGACCAAAAAGTAGTTCTAAATAGGAACGAGCAGCTATGGCTGCAAATTAAAGAAGATTTAAACAAGCCTCAGGGAGATGGGATCAAAGTNGGTCTCACTTCCCGTTTGCANGANGATCAAATTGAGCAATTAAAACAATTATATTTACATGATAAAAAAGACATATTTCTATCTTGTGGTCGTAAATGGGGCAAGACTGAATTAATGTGCTACGTCCTATGGAAACATGCTTTAGAAAATCCCGGTTCAGCTTGTTATTACGTTGCTCCAGAAGGTGCCCACGCTAGAGAACTTATCTGGGAAAATAACAGACTACAAAACTTCCTTGGAAAAGATAGTAAAAAATATGTTAAAGGAATTAGTAATCAAAAGATGGTACTTTCCTTTAATAATGGCTCTTACATTAGATGTATTGGTTCTGAAAACTATATGGTAGCCAATGGGCTAACTCCATCTATTGCGGTATATGATGAGTTTAAAGGTTTTAATCCAAGATGGCATGTAGAATTTGCACCAAACAGGGCAGCTAAGGCGGCACCATTAATTATTATTGGTACTAAGCCTAGAGCAGGTAATAGGAACATGGATCAGTACAATGAAGTGCTAGAATACATGAGAAAAAATAAAGATAGTTATGTAGCCGATAGGACCACATTCGATAATCCAATTAACCACCTACCTGCACAGAAGAAAATTATCGACCAAGAGATTGCTCAGTTAAAAGAACGTGGTGAATTTGATGTAGTAGAGTTAGAGTATTATTCTAGAGTTGTGCCGGGCGGTAAACGGGCTATTTTTCCAATGTTTAGGAGGGAGAGACATGTCCAAACCCATACAGACATTATTGATAGTATTAAGCGTGACATCAGTAAGCTTGATTGGTATTGCATTGCTGATCCCGGCTCTACTACCTGTTTCGCTACTCTCTTTGCCGCTATCCATCCCTATACTAGACAGTTATATATCCTCGATAATCTCTACGAAAAGAATCAAGAAATGACTTCAACTAGAAAGATCTATCCCAAAATGGACGATAAGATGATGGAGTTCTACCCAAAGTCTTCAGTTCATGACGATTGGACCAAAGTTACAGATGAGGCAGCAGCTTGGTTTGCTACAGAAGCCATGGCACAATATGGAGTCTACTTATGCCTACTCAAAAATTTTTAAATAAGAAAGAACATGGCTTATCTCTTATAAAAGACCTACTTATTCACGATCTTGTAGTAATTTCAGATAGATGTGAGGATTTAATTACTGAAATGGAAAAATATGCCAAAGATGACAAGGGTAACATACCGAAAAAAGATGATCACCTTATAGATTGCTTCAGATACCTACTAGGAGCGGCAAATTACGACATGGTGGAGGTCTTAGAACGTAAAATGCAGAAAAATAACGACTTAAGAGACCGTTTTAGACGGTATGAACAAGATGAACATATATGGAAAAGTCAATCAGAAGATTGGACAGAGAATTGGGGGTTTTAACATGTCGGAATTACTAGGAAATCAAATTTTATTTATATTTTTATCAGTTTTGTGCTTGACACTCGCATCTATTGGTTTAATATGTGGGGCAGTAGCATTAATTAAAGTTATTGCTATGGAGAAAAGCACCCATACAATGCAGTACGTTTCACCGGAAGAAATAATTAAAAATAATACAAAAGAGGAAAACACTGCGCCATGGGCGACTGACTCTCTAACCATTGAAGAACAGAATAAACTTTACAAAGAAGATTTAGAGGCTTCTGGCTTTGATGCGTTTATACCAGACGAAGACGATAAAAAGATTCACAGCTTTTAGGATATATTAAATGGCAAATTTCTACGATGCTTTTGATGAGCTTAATGCAAAAACCTCTGCCGAGGTTAAGCCATTCTCTTCAGTTGCAGATAAAAAGGATGAGGAAGTTCTGTCTTGGCTTAAACAAGTCAAAGATGCCTTATTAGAACAAGGCTCTAATAGAACTCAAAAACAAAGAGAAAANATGNTGCATTACAGAGGCGTACCTACAAGAAAGTGGGATCGTGCTTCTGATTTTAACGGTAGAAGATTAAATAGAATTAAAAAAGTTGTAGTAAATCACTTGTTTGACTTGGTTGAAACTAAAGTCTCTCAAATGAACAGACTTAAACCTGCCGTAGAAGTATTGCCAACTAATGACGAATGGGAAGATAAGTCTGCAGCTAAAGTTGTAGACATGCTAATTAAGCATTTGTGGTATGTCAATAACATTGATTATCTTTCACAGAAAATGCACAGAGCAGCTCGTATCTTTGGCGAGACTTATGCTTTTGTAGATTGGGATTCTAGTAAAGGAGACCTACATCCGGCATACGTCCAAGGTAGAGATATGGGGCTTAAACAAATTGAGCTTCCAGATGGCGAAATTCACGATATGGAAAAGCCTGTCAAAACAGGAGATGTATGTTATGAAATCGAAGTTCCTTGGAGAGTGCTTCTACAGAGAAAGCCTTGTTATGAGGAATCAGAATATTTATTTAGGATCAAACTGGTTCCGACAGACGTTCTTAAAAAACAGTATCCAGAAAAAAAGGGAAAGATTGATATTACTGATGATTTACGTGCCTTCGACATGGAAGAGTTGCAAGACAGGTTTATCGAAGAACATACAGTAGTATATGAGTTTTGGCATAAGAAAATAGGCGAAGTACATGATGGAGCCTATATAAAATTTACTGATGAATGTATTTTACAAAGAGGACCACATAAGTTTACCCATGGTGGTTTTCCTTGTATTAGACTTACTGATTTAGATGCACCAGATGTNCTAAATGGTATTTCTAAAATGGAAATGATTATCCCTATCCAAAATATGATTAATAATGGGGAAACATTAATTTCTAAAAATATCTGGCTAATGGCTCATGCCAAGTGGATTGTTCCTAGAGGAGCAGTTAAAATTGAACAATTAGGTAATGATAATACAGTAGTTCAGTATCAGGGTCCAACACCTCCTCAAATGGTACAGACACAACCAAATCCTCCAGAAGTCTATGGATGGGTAGAAGGGTTGAAGCAAAAAGCTCAAACTGTATATGGATCGCATGGAATCTCAAGAGGAGAAGTTCCTAAAGGAATTACAGCCGCATCTGCTCTACAATTCTTAAATGAACTAGAAAATGAAAGGGCTACAACAGACATTGCTAAACATGGATTNATGATTAGAGAATTAGCTCAAATGTCAATAGCCGTAGCTGCTGATAAGTATGATATTAATGACGGACGTATGGTTCGTATTGTTGGTGAAAATAATAAATATTTAATTAGGCATTTTGATGTAGCTAACTTAAATAAAAATTATGATGTTAAGTATGACTTATCTACTGGCTTACCAGAAACAAAGTCTGCTAGATATCAACGTATTTTAGATGCAATGCAAAGAAACCCTCAAATGCTACAAGCAGAGCGTTGGGAAGAGTTACTTGAATTTGCCAATGAAAAGAAAATGCAAACATTAATTAGTGAAGCTGTTAAAGCTGCTGATTCAGAAAACGAAGATCTTATGCAAGGATTGCCTGTAGCACTTCCAGAAGAATGGGAAGACCATATTCAACATTGGGATAGCCATGCTAGATGTATGCAATCTAGATCGTTTAAAGAAGAAGCTACTCCAGAGGTTAGAGCTGCTTTTAAAGAACATATTCTTGTTACTGAAAAAGCCATGTTAGAAAAAGCTAAAACTAATCCTCTTTTTCAATCTAAACTAGCTACATTGGTTAACTTTCCTATATTTTACCATGCAAAAGCCTCTGCTCCTGCTTCTAAAGAACATCAAGAAGCCATGGTTCAGGGACAAGCAAATAGAGGAGATGCTGTAACTGGAATGATTCCGGGCACACCTTCTGAGGATTTAGCAAGAGAACAACAAAATCAACAATAATAATA